GAAGGCGGTGCAAAACCTAATGCCCAAGACATACTTGCGGCAATTAGAAACCGTAGCAACTAATAATAACATTATTAAGTAGGCGGCGTTAAGTCGCCTACTGTGGCTTTATGGAGAAATAGATGGCAAAACCTTTTGATGTAAGTAAATTCCGCAAAAGTATTACTAAGAGTGTACCTGGACTCAGTAGCGGATTTAGAGACCCTGATACATGGATCTCAACAGGTAATTATACACTAAACAAATTGCTAAGTGGAGACTTTAACAAAGGTATTCCGCTGGGTAAAGTAACAGTGTTTGCAGGCGAATCAGGTGCAGGTAAAAGTTTTATCTGTAGCGGTAACCTAATCAGAGAAGCACAAAAACAAGATATTTTTTGTGTACTAATTGACAGTGAAAACGCACTAGATGAACAATGGCTCAAAGCACTTGATGTTGACACTAGTGAAGATAAATTGTTAAAACTAAACGTAGCAATGATTGATGAAGTTGCTAAAGTTATTAGTGAGTTTATGAAAGACTATAAAGCAACATATGCGGACAAAGAAGAAGAAGACCGTCCGAAAGTATTGTTTGTGATTGATAGTTTAGGTATGATGCTTACTCCAACAGATGTGGACCAGTTCACTAAAGGTGATATGAAAGGTGATTTAGGTCGTAAACCTAAGGCACTTACTGCACTTGTAAGAAACTGTGTAAACATGTTTGGTGACTACAATGTAGGATTAGTAGCAACTAACCATACATATGCTTCGCAAGATATGTTTGACCCTGATGATAAAATTAGTGGTGGACAAGGCTTTATCTATGCATCAAGTATCGTTGTTGCTATGCGTAAATTAAAACTCAAAGAAGACGAAGATGGTAACAAAGTTACTGATGTTCGTGGTATTAGGGCGGCGTGTAAAGTAATGAAAACACGTTTTGCTAAACCTTTTGAAAGTGTACAGATTAAGATTCCTTATGAAACTGGCATGAATCCCTACAGTGGATTTGTCGACTTATGTGAAAAACTCGAACTTCTGAAGAAAACTGGTAACCGTTTGGAATATACTAGTCCAACAACAGGTGAAGTTCTCACACAGTTTCGTAAAGCATGGGAATCAAATACAGACGGATGTTTGGATTTGATTATGACCGAATGGGGGCAAAAAGACCTTCCGGAGGTAAATATCCAGGAACCAGTCTTAGACGAAACACTTGAGGAAGAACCTATACATGAAAATGAGTGATGATGAGGTAGCTACATATGTTGATATGTGGCTATCCATAAAACCCTATATCAACCCCAAAGACAAAGAATTGGCATGTGAAAAGTTTCTAGCAGTCATTGATGAGAATATCTGTGAGCTAGGCGAAGTATGCGATGAATGGTTTGGGAATGACTCAACTCTTGACAGAGTGCTTAGAGATGTTTATTATGAAGATGCATATGACGACATCGACGAGGATTCTGATATAAATGATGATTGGTAAATGACCTGGTATAGTAAAGTAAGACAGGATATAGCTAACATAGTTCCTGCAATTCAACATTTCGAACAACAACTAGATGAAGCAAGATTAGATTGCGGACTCAAAGGCAATGTGGAAAAACATTCACGTGATATGCCGGGTATAGTTGAGTATCGTTTTAATCAATTGCAAGAACTAGAAGCTATACTTGAGTATCTCAATATTGAAATGCGTAAGATAAAAACAGGGCATTACAAAAAATATCTTGAAGGATATAATAAAGCATTATCAAGTAGAGATGCTGACAAATATGCTGAAGGTGAACAAGAAGTAATTGACCAACAACATATTATTAATGAAGTGGCATTGATTCGAAATAAGTTTATGGGATTGATAAAAGCCATCGATGCAAAGCAATTTCAGATAAACAACATTGTAAAGCTGAGAGCGGCTGGATTAGAGGATGTAAGTTTGTAATGGATAGTAATAGTGATTATAATTTAAATATTGAACTAATTTTTCCTACTGCAATAGGTATTGTAGATAACGATAATTTTGAAGACCACTCAACACTTATGGATCTAGAATATAAGGTTACAGAAGCTTCTCATGGACAGTTTGAACAGTCAGAAGACACATATGTATTAGATAATCATGTACCTAATTTAAGAAATTGGATACAACAACAATTAGATAATTATTCAAAGTATGCACTATCGACTCATCAAAAATTAAAATTTACACAAAGCTGGTGTTTAAAACACAATGATTCAAGACAGGAAGTATTCCCACATTCACATCCTAACAGTATTATCAGTGGTGCTTATTATGTAGCGGCTGAAGAAGAAAGTGCTAACTTAACATTTCACAGGAAAAACATTAATATGTCTCCTAGTGTTATATGGGAAATGGATCAAGAGATGATAGCAACAGCCCCATGGAATTTTCATTGGAAGAAAGTTGCAAGTAAGCAAGGACGTTTGGTACTGTTCCCTTCACAACTTATGCATTCTGTTGATGGGAAAAAGCCTATCGATGGAACAAGATGCGTTTTAAGTTTTAATACATGGTTTGAAGGCGGTATCGGAAATGATGATAAATTGAATAGGTTAGGTCCAATATGATAGTAACAATAGCAAGTGACCACGGAGGTTACAAAGTAAAAGAAGCAATCAGTGAATGGTTGATAGAACAAGGACACAATGTTAGAGATTGGGGTTGTGATAGCGAAGAGAGTTGCGATTATCCTGACTATGCTAAAGGTGTATGTGAACTTGTAGCAGATGGCGGTGCAGACTTTGGTATCCTTGTTTGCGGTACAGGCATAGGTATGAGTATGACTGCAAATAGAAATCCAAAAATTAGAGCTGGATTATGCAAAGATACTCAAACAGCAATGCTTACAAGACAACATAACGATGCAAATGTATTGTGCTTGGGTGCTAGAGTTACCGACCATGCATGGATAACAAACATAGTAGATACCTTTCTCACTACAGAATTTGAAGGTGGTAGACACCAAAAAAGATTGGAAAAACTTTAAAAAAAGACGTCAAAAAGGTTGACAGTATGAGCTCTTGGTGTTAGTATATAAGAGTAAGTTAAGAAAACAAGGAGTTGACGACATGGCATTTATTAAAGCAGAAGACGTAAAAGCAATCCGAGAAGAACTTAAAGCTACATTTCCAAAGTTTAAATTTGGTGTTCGTAAGCGGGACTTCTCAAGTGTAACTGTTACTGTAAAAGCTGGTCCAACAGACTTCTCAGGTATTATGCGAAATCCAGAAGATGGACATACGCCAGTCAATCAGTATCATACACATATGTATGGTGAACACAAAGGGTTTTTTGATAAAGTACATGAGATCATCAAAACTGCTCCTATCAAAGGAGAAGGTTATTGGGCTAAAAAAGGTTGGTACGATAACAGTGATTCGATGACAGATTACTTTGACACTGCTTACTATATTAGTATGGAAGTTGGCAGTTGGAATACGCCATACGTTCAAAAATAATTACTTGGTACCTACACCGGCGCCCGTGGGGCAGATAAGGGTAGGCTAAGTTACTAGATTAAAACAGTTGCATGCCAAGATCTAGAAGCCAAAATAAAAAACGGGAGAGTATTTTTGGGAGGAATTTTTACCCGGGCAATGATGCCCCGCTCAACAGAAGGAATGATATTATGAGTGAAACAATGCAAACCGTTGTAGAAGCAACAAAAATTTTAGTCAAATGGGTAGTAATAATTGCTGTCATATTTGGTATGATAAATGGATTTCAATGGATCTATGCACAAAATGGTGTTGGAAAAGTTGAAGCAGAACTATATGGGATATTGACTTTTGGAATACCATTTGCTATTATAATAGTAGGAACATTGGTATGGTCAGAAGCCAAATATCGTGTTTGGAAAACAAACAAAGGAATTGAATAAAAGTTATCCACACTTAGCTCAGCTGGATAGAGCAACTGCCTTCTAAGCAGTAGGTCACAGGTTCGAATCCTGTAGTGTGGGCCAAATTGGACGGGTGCCTGAGTGGTCGAAAGGAGCGGTTTGCTAAATCGTCGTACGGTCAAACGTACCCAGGGTTCGAATCCCTGTCCGTCCGCCAATAGTTGGGCCTTTAGCTTAGTCTGGTTAAAGCCATCCGCTCATAACGGATTGATCGTTGGTTCGAATCCAACAGGGCCCACCAAGAAGCGGGTATCGTATAATGGTATTATTACAGATTTCCAATCTGAAGACAGGAGTTCGATTCTCCTTACCCGCTCCAAATCGCCGGTATAGCTCAGTTGGTAGAGCAGTTGATTTGTAATCATCAGGTCCCGAGTTCGAATCTTGGTGCCGGCACCATAAATAACCATAGCTACTAGAATGGTAGCCAATCGATAGGAAAAAAGATGAAAGTTGGAGACGTATTAATTGAAGCCGCTAGAAAGCAAGCTGAAGGCGAAATGGCAGTACACAAAGCAAACATTGAAGTCTATAGAACAATGCCCGCAGGTATTGGTGAACACAGTGATGTTACTGAAGCTATTATTGCAGAGCTTGATAAAATGGCGGCGGCAAACGATCGTTTAGAAATGATCGAAAAACACTTTAGCTGATCTATAGGAGGAATTTAATGGCAGACGATTTTGGACCAAGTTGGTATAACAAAACTGAGAATAAAGAACTAAGCAGATTGAGTGTAATCAATCTTGTAGACGACGAATTTTTACAGTGTAGTTTTTACGAACATGACAAAATTGTTGGCACTATTCCTTACTACGATAAGTCATTTCACTATGTTAAAGATGCCGCATATAATTGGTGTCAAGGTATAATGACTATAGAGACTGTTAAAGGTTATACGGAACAAGGCGACTTGTTCTCGGTATAAATTACTGTCAAATTAAGTTTTGTCAGTCTACGCATTCTCCACAGATTTCTGTTGCAAATAAGACTTAGTAGCATTATTAATAAGGTAAATCAGATATGAGCAAAAAATTATGGATATTTGGTGATAGCTTTGCTAGTTATACAGTAGCCGAAGACCCAAGAAAGCTGACAACAAAAGAAGTTGAAGAAATGGAACGGCATGAACCAAATAAAGAAGACATGTGGTATTTCCAACTCAGCAGAAAATTAGGTTGTGATAAATGTACTATGATTGGTATACCGGGTAGTAGCTTAGATGTAATGCAACATCATTTTAAAAATTTAATGGACCAGGATCATATTAGTAAAGACGATTATATTGTATGTATTCATACAGAAGCTAGTAGACGTTGGTTTGTCCCTGAATTACCTGAGATGACCAACTTTATTAATTTTATAGATTTTAAAACTGGAGATGTAAATTGGCAATGGCTTGAAAACACATTGGGTTCTAAAATTGCTGATCACAGTGATACCCAAAAGAGAGTAAGAGCACAACTAGCTATCGCCAAAGATTATGCTATTGGTATTGCAAGAAAAGATTTAGAAGGTTTGTATGGAAGTGCAATAGCCGCTTGGTTCAAAGACTTTCA